AGGAAACTCTATGAGCCTAGTAGAGTTCAAAGGATATCTCAAAGGTAACGCTATTAAATATCTTTGGAGATACGATAAAAAGCACCAGACACGACAAGGTAGAGCAGAGGATCTGAAAAAAGCAGTCTGGTATATTGAAAAACTATATGAGGTAATAAATAATGAGTAAGAAGATCGAGATAAAGAAGTGGTACAACAAAGCGGTATTATCTATCAGAGACTACCAGCTTTTATCTGCAATAAGTAAAGGTGGCGCTGAGATAATTTATGAAGGTAAGGTAGTGATCAAGATGTCACCAGATCAATGCAGATATGCGCTTGAAAACTATGCAGAGAAAAAAATACAAAAAAGCCTATATAATAAAGATTACAGACTTGTTAATATAAGATTTGATGGGAAAGAAACTGATAAGAGACAACATGAGCTACTTTGATCAGATAGACAATATAGAGAATCTGAACTGGCAACAGTGTGCAGTTCAGCTCAATGATAAGCTGGGTGTATCATTAGTATGGACACCCAGTGACTTCCGAGAGTTTGAAAAACAAAAAAAGAAGAGAGTAGAAAATGTTAGAAAAACTAAAAGAGATATATTGCAGTCTAAGTGACGACTGGGTATATTTTGCAATCGTCAATGTAGTAGCTATTTTCTGGGCTATTATACTTTGATATCTAGTGAAGAGCAGACTTAATCGGTCTGCTCTTTTTTCACGTCACACATCTTACAGATATTCTGATTGATATGTATTACTTTCATAAGCATGATAGCTTTATCCAGCTCATCATCACTGCAAGATGTTTCAAGAATACTTGCTACAACTTGCCAATGTTTGCCGTTCTCTTCATCAAGGCGCTCTTTCACCCTGTTAAAATTTTTTATGACATTTTCGTTATACATGATGTTCTCTCTGGGGGGGAGTGGTCTGGGGGTAGATCAGACCACTCGTTGCTATGAGGAAAAAATAAATATGATTAAAACTTTTCAATATCATTATTAATCAATTTTTCTATATTTTCAACCTCTTGTTTTATTTCTGGAGTAATTGACTGTTTCTCTGAACTCTTGAAACAAAGATAGTCATTACCACCCTCATCCTTATTTTTGTAAGCCGTTACAGTTCTCATGTTAGATTTTTTAAGTATATCTTTTATATAGTCTAACTCTTGCAAAGATCCATAATACTTACTGTTATCATAATCACTATCCTTCAAGTAGCCAACTTCAACACAAACCTTGTAAGAAGTCTTCAAAGTGTCTTGACCATTGATCTTTTCTGGAAAGCTATTTTTGATGATATAAACCTTTTTATTGAACTTATCATCACCATTATTGCTTGTCTGCGGTAATGATCCTATCTCAACAATTTGAGGTTTATGTTGCCAGCCAGTGTGATTATTGTTAGCAAAGAACTCAAATATTTGTTGTTCATTCATCAGTAATACCTCTCTGTTTTTTTACCTCATCTGCTGAATCACTGTGTTCACTAGCAATATCTTGCAATTCTGCAAGAATCGGATTGATAGCGCTTACGATTTTGAATGTATTGAACTGTTTACCATGCCATTGAATCGTCTTGTATCTTTTCTCTTCAACCTTATGTCTACGATTTTTTGGATCTTCACAACGAACAATTAAAGCGTGCAACACTTCTGCTACATTTGATGTAGAATCAGCGTCATCATCCCTCTCTGTTATGCCTAAAGCCATCTGATACAGTTGTTTTCTAGCATAAGTTCTAGTAGATTTGCATACTTGTGGAGTCGGTGACAATGATTTTTTTAGATCAAGTGGCTCACAAACACTACCTTCATAGACGATTTGACCAGTAGTCTGATGTATTATTCTAAGATCCATCTTTAGCCAGCCAGATTTTCTAAGATCATCTGTTGTAGTTTCGTAAAAAAAACTTTTCAGACCATTCCTTTTCAAAGAAGGCTCTGCTACTTTCATCAAAGATGGTAGATCAGAATAGGTACTACCCCATTGGTTTTTGTTATTTTTTGGAATAGCTTGCTCATCAATCTCTGCACAAGCCTTGATCAATGACTGTAAGCCTACAGTAATCTTACCAGTCGCATAATCTGTGTAATTACTTGCTGGTGAGTTAGATGGATTTTTTGGATCTGGATTCATCAAACCAGTACCATTTTGTATTGCCATGTGTTTTACCTCATATAGTTATCTGGTGTGATGAGAGTGTGGAGTTATTTCTGTCCAAAGCAAAGACAGTATTTGTTATACTCTCACCACAAAGCCATAATACCATATTTATCATTCTCGTAAAGATATATATACAAATAAGATGTAATAATGTTATACTCTTGCAGAGAGGATACATTCAATGAAATTACAACAATATCTTAAAGAAAATCGTATATCTGTAGCCAGATTCAGTAAAAACAATGGATTCAAAGCGCCCAGCGTGTCTGCATGGGTGTATACCAAAAGAATACCAAAGGCTAAAAATATACAGAAAATAAGTCAAATCACGCAAGGTAGCGTTACAGTTGTAGACTGGTATAGATGAGCTTTTACGCACTCAAATGGGGATTAATGAAGGATTTAGACAATCCGACTACAAAACTCGTCTTAGTAATGCTCTGTGATTATGCAAATGATCTAAATGAGTGCTATCCATCACAACAACACTTGGCTAAGAGATGTGGTGTTTCTGAGAGATGTATTGTAACCCATATTAGAAAATTAGAGATATCTAATATTATAAGAGTCAAAAGAACAAAAAACGGATACAAAACTCGAAACTACTACAAAATAAATATGCCTTATCGTAGTGAAAAATCTTCACTCAATACTAATATATACAATAAAAGAAAAAATAAGAACTTTATGCATGGATAATTATGTCTAATAAACTCAGATACTATCAAATTAAAGATAAATGTTACCCTTCGGTAACGACTATATTGAGCGCCAAACCAAACTATGCGCTTGAAAAATGGAAGGAAAAGTTAGGTGAAGAGAAAGCTAGAGAAGAGGCTGAACGATCTGCAAAGCGTGGTACTAATGTTCACAAGATGATAGAGATGCATTTACTAGGTGGTAGAGTCTTAGCTGATGTTATGTGGAGTGCTGGAGTAAGCGCCAACGACTACGAACTATTCAAACAGATAAAAAAAAATGTCAATCAAATCCAAAACGTAAGAGCAATAGAAGACTTCTTATACAGTGATAAAATAAAATTAGCTGGCACAGTAGACTGTGTTGGATCATTAGAAGGCAAGATATCTGTTATAGATTTTAAAACCAGCAACAAAATGAAACAAAAGCCTATTGAAAACCATCTAATTCAATGCACTGCTTACGCTTTGATGTATGAAGAAATATATCACGTTAAGGTCGATCAGATAGCTTTGATGTATACCTGTGAAGACGGCACAACACAAAATTTTTACGCAGATCCAGATGATTATAAAGAAAAGTTGACTGATTTAGTCAAGTATTTTGTAGAGAATGAAAAGAGATTAATAGATGAACGATCAGTTGAAATCATCAAAAAGTAAAAAAGACATAGGTATTTATACTGCTGATGATCTCTATGATTCTGTTATGTCACTTTATAAAGGGGAGAAACATAAGCAATTTAGCACAGGTTACGGCAATCTTGATGAGATATGGAAAATTGTAAAGCCTTGCTTTGTAGTTATCACTGGCGTTCCCAACTGTGGCAAGTCAAGTTTGACTATGGATATTCTTATGCACCAAGCAAAAAAGTATGGACACAAGTTTACAATATTTAGCCCAGAACATAGCTTAGAGATGAACGTACTCAGGCTTTGTGAGAAGTACCATCAAAAGCCATACCACAAAATGTTCAAGACGAGACTCAGCGAAGTCGAGCTTGGAGAGGCAATAGTCTTTGTGGCAAAACATTTCTTCTTCATAGATCGTTACGGATCTCAGCCAGATATAAACTGGATAGTAGAGAGAGCCAAAATGTGCAAGGACAAGTATGATATCTTTGGACTGGTCATAGATCCATACAACGAAATAGATCCAATGCGAAGTTCAAATCTGCGAGAAGACGAACACATATCTGTAGTTATATCTAAAATAAAAAGATTCAACAGAGAGACAGACACTATGTCTATACTGATAGCCCATCCTAACAAACAGATAAGAAATGCGGT